TCTTTACCATGAATACCAATAGCAACACGCATAAACAAATATTGAGGAGTTTCAATCAACTTTCCTTCAACCCTTTGAAGGTAACTTTTTTCGAGAGTTTTTAAACCGAAATAACCAAAGTCAAAATCTCGGTCGGTTTTAATATGTTCTTTTACCTGTTGAGCAACCTCAACGACTTCATCCGTGATAATATTCGCCTTCTGAAGCTTTCGCATTGCGAGATGGAAGTTGTTAGGGCATACTTTATGAATATTGCTCGCAATAATACGAGTTGCGAGAACTTCATAGTCTGGGTCCGATGTAATCAAACCAATACAAATTTCAGCAGAGAGAACGTCTATTTCCTGTGTGGTGATGTTATCATACATTGATGAAAAAACCTGTTGAGCAATTTTTTGAGAGTCACATTTGTCTGAAAGTCCAGACGTTAAATTCTTGATCCTATTGGTGACGTTATCAAATCTCATATCCTCAATACGACCTGAGCGTTTAATGACCCTCATATACATTCTCTTCAATTTTTATTTTTAACCTTATTTTTTACACTCAAGATCCCCACTTCGCACCGCAACCGTTCCGACGGTTTCGAATTTACGATCAGACTGGAGAAGGTAAGTGTTTACGAAAAATGGACCGGGCTCACCAGCCTTGGCCACAGGAGGATAAGAACCCACGAAGCACTCGGGAGCCTTGCATGGAATTGGTTCGACATTGTTGGGTTTGCTGGCGTACGCCTCATCGAAGTCGGACATGGTCAACATTTAATATGTACAGACAATTTTTTTCGGGGGTTATATTAAATGTGTGATAACCTCCACCTTAATTCTATTCAGCAGTGTGAGACCCCACTGAACACTTTGTTCTTTTCGGATTTCAACAAGAATCTTCTTCAACGTGGAATTCGTCAGGCGTTTAAAAATAAGACTGGCATTTCCATAGATTACCAGAACCCTGATGATTTATTCGCCATGATGCGTGTTGTATTCATTAACAACTCTGGTGATCAATACACTCAAGTCAATGAACAGGTTAAGTATATGAACGGCAAGGTCATATCTTCAGCCATGTCTCAAATTCAAACTGGTGTATCTCAATATATTGCCTATGCTGAGGATATCGATACTATTAGCACACCCATGGATCGACCTGTAAATACCAGTACCACTGGAAACAAAATTGATTTTAACAATAAGATTGGAATCAATTAAAGCTTTGAGTCCCCTGTAGAATAAGTATGAGTCTTAACAAATACAAATGTGAAACAGAAAAGGTGTGTAGGTCTAAGGGGTGGGATCGTGCCCCCATCGATACAGTATGGCTTCTCCTGACAGAAGAGGTTGGCGAACTCGCATCCGCAATTCGACAGTATAAGAAAACATACAAGAAGACAAATCTAAAAAAGGAGAGAGGAACAGATGTTATGATGGAAATGGGGGATGTGTTCAGTTATCTCTTTCAATTGGCACATATGCTAAATGTCGATTTAGACAAGATGTGGGATGAACATAAAATCAAGATGGTGGACAAGAAATATAATCTGAAGTAATAACAATAATGAGTGAGTTTATGCTCAATGATGAGGATGCAATTAATGATGTAAACCCATTTGTCCAACGCGATTTCTCCCTTCCAGGAGGTGTAAGACAGACTGGTAATTTCGAGGATTTCCAAGAAGTTCCTAAAAGTGGGGGTATCCCACCCACAGGTAAAAGTGTTTTTTGTACAGTTGGATTATGCAAACCCGAGAAACAACCATGTCGTATAGACAGGAATGTTCAACCCCGACGTAATATCGATTATGGTCTAGGGTGTGGCAGGGAGCGGGAACCAGTTGTTGTTGGTGTTGAGCGTAAAAATACAACAACCCAATTAATTGTCATTTCTATTCTTATTGCTCTAATTCTATTAATTTTAGTACGTTGAAGAAATACTTGAGACGAGACTTCTTTTTACATTCTTGAATTGAATCTATTATTGATTTCTTACAAAACTTCTTAATAAACTCCACTTGCCAAGCACTCTCCATATTAATGCGGGGTGGCTGGAATGTTGGATCTAGAATCTTAACTGCGTGGGCTACACGCACATACTTACGAATATCCTGGTCGTAAGTTAAGAAACTTTCGAGTGACAGTTCAGCCATACGTTGTCTCACCTCTAGAGTCTTCTTAACCATTGTATCAAGAAACTTCTCGTAAACAATTGAGTGATTATTTGACTCTAATGATACCCAATCAGCAAAAGGCTCTGTATTGAGGTAATCTGTGAAGGTCGAATATCCCTTGTTCCTTATGTACCGGTCATAGACAATCTCAACATAGGAGAGATCAGACTCCACATCAAAAACATGCTTTGCAGATTTAAGGAAAGAGGTCATTATCTTTATGTAAACTTTTATCTCTAAGTATAGTAATAAAAACGAAGATGGCGGCCGTGCCAATGTTAGCCGGTGTTGGTCTTATGATGGTATGTTGTTCATCGTCCAGTATAGCTTCTATGTTGATGGGTGGTGAAACTGTAGAAGAAACCAAGCCTGTAGAAACTGAACCCACAGAATACGTCTATGATTTTATCGTGAACGTCCCACATCATTCAGCTATTGGACACCACATCAATGATTTCCTTGTAGATGGTGTAAAACCCCCATCGGGATCTGTGGTTCTTTATCAATCACCAGACCGTGGTGAGACACCAGCACCAGATTCTTACCTTTGGGATGGTGACACGACGACTCAAGTTGCTTATAATAGTCAGCAGAAAAAGGATGAATTGTTTATGACTGTGACACTCAACAAGCGTCCCAATAAGTTTACAATTGGTTACGGACGACCCTTGTATGCTCCGGGGTGGATAATCAAAGAAAACGGTGTTGCAATTATTACAGAAACCGGGAATCGTGGTTCCGCTCTCACACCCTCACCTCAACGATATGATTATGTTTTACCTTAAACGAACACCTAAGTGAGCCACCCACAATGTAAAAAGTATGTCCAAAAATGTATTCAACTATTGCAAATAATAGCTTTTCGTATCTCCTAACGCTCGATGAGATACGAAAAGAATTACCGGATGAGACTAGACCCTCATGGATAAAGATTACAACAATCACTATGGTGTCGAGCTTTATGCAACAGATTGATATAAAGCGACTTCGAGGTTTATTCGAAGAAATTGGTTCCTATAAGATGCGACGTGTGGGTACCAAAACAGATGGTTTTGAGTGGAAATTGAAACCGACGACTTTCTACAACCAAGTGACTCTGACTTATCACGACAGTTACAGCACAAAGTCTGTCAAGGTATTCCCCAACGGTTCGATCCAAGTGGCGGGTTGTTGTGATCTCTTCGATTGCAAACGCATCATCACCCAACTTGTTCATATTTTCAAAACCTTTTTGGATTTGAAAATTGAAGTACCGGTGGATTCATTCCGTGTTGTTATGATTAACTCCAACTTCAGTCTCAACTACAATATCAACCTCATGAAGGTTGCCGACTGGTTTGAGGAGTATGATGACATTTTTAAGGTTTCTTTTGAACCAGATAGGTATTCTGCAGTGAAGATCAAGTTCAAGCCTTCAGAGGATATGAAGGAGATTACTACCAGTATTTTCAGTACTGGTAAAATTATCATTACAGGGGCGGAGACCCTCAAGGAGATTGCATTTGCCTACAACATCATAAACAACCACATAAACGAAAATCCCCAGATTCGAGTGTCACGCACAGAAGAAACTGATGTATTTGATATTTATTTGGGATATAGATGTGATCCTTTTGTCAAACTTCTCAAAGAGAAAGGATTCAATTCTTGGATGAGAACAATTACCAACAGGCAAATAAAATTCTAGGTGTATAATAACAATATGTCGCAGCGACTTGGTATGGCCGATGGTCGGTGCTTCACCGTAAACTCTTCAGCTCAGCTCTTTAACAACTATGTTATGAAGCAAAATGGTATTTCTTTCGAGGACAACTACTCCTACCGTAAGCTCCTCCAATCTCAGGGTCCCCAGCTCCTCACCAAGGTGCAGGAGAATGTACAAGGTAAGGGACCATGCATTAAGTGTGACAATCCTCTCGTGGATACCTCCAAGATCTACTAACTGAGAAAAATCCCCAAAAAAACTTTAAAACCTTCCTATAGAATGTCAACATGTTCCATATGTCTGAATGAAGTCCGGTGTACGAGGACAAATCCTCCAGCCCGGTGCGGACATATGTTTCATTCCCACTGTCTACAGGAATGGAAGAACACAGGTAGGAATACATGCCCGATTTGTCGAAAAGTGATAGATGGTACACAATTTAAAATTACAGTCACTATACAAAACAATTACACAGCAACGGCGAATTCTGTGTCCTTGAATCAGGGGTCTATATTTCAGGTTTTAGATCTATTTGACATTAATTTTGATGTGGATGAAATACCAGACCTTGATAGTATCTTAGCGGACCTTGGGGTGAGTCCTACCGACTTTGATCCCAGTGTCCTTGACACAGAATGAACTACAATATTTCTCGTAGTTTAGACCTGGATAGTCCCTAGAAGCCTTACGGGGGTCAGTGATGGCCTTACCTTTAGCATCAGTCAGAAGCGGACCAGTAGCCCAACCACGCTTGTGACTGAATACATTGGCTTTAAAAATTACACGTTTACCAACCTTAAACTGACCACCTTTCTTTACCCGCGATTCAGGTACTTTAAAGAATTTGGCTACAGCTTTGATAGTATCCCCAGGTTTGATTTTGTATTCAACCATCCCATGTTGCTTGTAAAAGTGGAAATCCCCTTGTCGGATATAGTTCATAGGTCTTCCAGGCGAAACAAACATCATAACCTTGAAATACCTTTTTTGCATTTTTCATTGGCACCCGCCTTGTACACACTCTTAGGATTGTCAGAAATGACGCGCTTAGGAAGTCCAGTACAGTGGGTATAGGTATGGTGTCCATTTGAAAGACCAGAACGATCACCTGGTATAGACTTTTGCCACCTATATGCTTCATAGTCCCCAACGGCATAGGCATAACAATTATTGTTTCCAATACCCTTTGGTGTCGACCACCGCCTGTTTGTATACCTACTTTCCGAGCCACTCAGGGGGAGAGCCCTCATTTGTAGTTTACCTAGAAAAAAATATCCACATGTAATAAATGATTCAAGAGGTTGCCAAAGCCAAGTCCAGGTCTGAAATTATCACCGAGGTTCTCACCTTTTTACTTGTTGTGCTCATCAGCACATTCCTTCTCCGCCTCGTGTGGAACCGCTCCCTTGTGAAGCACATCTCCATCCTCAAGCCCATTAGCAACTTGACCGATGCGTTCATCCTTTCTCTCGCCCTTCAGATTGTGCGTGGTATCTAAATAGATTCCGTATTTCATTATTGATAAGTTGAAACACCAATCATATCAGTAAAAATCCCAGACTATAGTAATAAAAACGAAGATGGCGGCCATGCCCATGATGTTAGCAGGTGTTGGTCTTATGATGGTATGTTGTTCATCCTCAAGTGCAGCTGCCCTAATGATGGGTGGTGGTGAGGAAACCCCAGTCGATGGTGCAGGTGCAGGTGCAGGTGCAGATTCAGGACCCGTTCTCCCCAGCGCACAATATGTTAAGGTAGAACGACCCACAGGCACGTATCCAGCTAACATCGTCAACTTGGGAGAAATTGAGGTGTTTGATAAAGCTGGTACAAACATCGCCCTAAATGCCACAGTGACTGGTGGTCCTGGTGTAGAACATACCGCGGGTCCTTTTGCTAGGCTAACTGACGGAGATGCTACGGGACTTGTAAGTGGAAACTTTGCACACACTACAGGGAATGGTGTTGCATTTTTACAGGTTGATCTCGGTGCCGTAAAGGAAATTGCTAAGGTTATTATCACGAATAGGGGGAACAATGAAAGTGGTGGCTGCTGTGGAAATCGTCTTACCGACGCGAAGTTGATACTTTTAGATGCAGGTAATACCGCTGTAAAAACTACAGCGGTTATTGACACCACAAAATCGAAAATAACCTATGATTTCGCAGCTACGACCCCAGCTTGGGTGTATGCCGATGCCTAATTGTTAAACTCCAAAATTTCATTATTGATAAGTTGATACAATCAACTCTTGAATAATAAATGATTTAAACTTCGTTGTATCCAACGATCTTCTCCCCGTTAGGACCCTTGAGGGTAGGGAAAGCGGTCATACCATCGCAACCACCCTTGTCACAGTCGACGAACACGTGGGGCTTACCAGCCTTCTTCATGTAATCCAACTGCTTGACGGTCCATCCACAACCCTTGGTTCCATAAATGGTCCACTTTTTACCACCTGGGGAGGCCTTGGTCTTGTTCCTGTAGAGTAAGAACGCAACGAGGACGATTACCACTGCAACTAAAATTGTTGAGCGCTGCATATTTTATTATAGGTAAATATTAAAAATGTCTTCAACTGTATTCACTATTGGAAACAAGAATGTCACACTCAAATACACCAGGAAAATGCCCCGTGGTGAAGTTGAACGGATGAAATCATTCGTCACTAAGAATGGTGACAAACTCGTCAAGACTCCAAAGTTTAAGATACTCTCTGAAGTTGACGAGGGTACGAAGAGGGTTTTTAAGGTTGACAAATCTTCTTTTTGAGCATATTGCGTTCATCTTTATCGAGTTTATTTACGAACCTATTCATGTAATTTTTAACCACCTTCTTAGTTGTGGAAGGCTTAGGGGTCTTGTGCGCGTACGCAACCGCTGGGTCCAATGGTCCATTCTTGAGAGGTCTCGCCTTGTTCATCTTATTCGCAAGTTTTCTCTGTGCGTTCTTTTCCCGTGCCAATAATTCCATGAATTGTTTATTATTTGCGTTAGACCACTTGGCCTTGGGTGTGGGGGTCTTGGCCTTGGTCTTTTCCCTCTCAGCCTTATTCTTAGCCAGAGCCGTCTCGTATGCACCCTTTCTCACATACTCACGCTTCTTACCCTTTATATCGGTGAAAGTGAACTTCTGTGGGTTAAGCCGTGCCTTGCGTCCCATTTCAATCTGACGATTGATCTTTGCTTGCATCTTGGCACCGTAAGCTTTCAAGTTCTTTTGCTTAGCCTCATGATACGCGGACTTACTCTCAAATTCTTGCTTCTTACCGTTTACGTCAACGAAAGACCTCCAGTACTCGTTCTTCTTAGCCCTCTCAGCCTTGTTCTTAGCCAAAGCCCTATCGTATGCAAACTTCCTGACAAATTCACGCTTCTTACCCTTTACATTGACGAAAGAGAACTTCTCCTTGAGACGAACGGGTGTGGGTGTCTTACCCTTGGTAGCCTTAATTTCCTTGTGTTTGGCATTTAGCTTATTCGCAGCTTTCTTCCTTCCACTTTCAATCTTCGCTGCATATTCCAACATATTGGAAGGCGACATCACCTCGTAGGGTGCCTCGTTGTTCTCGACCATTTTCTTCTTCACCTTTTCGTTAAATTTCTTCCTAGCTGAGGGAGTCATTAAGTTTTGAGGAAGTGGTTCACCACCAATCTTACGGGGGAGACCCATTTTCAACCTTATGGCTTCTACATTTACGGCTTGTTTTTCCATGAGTTTCTTTATACCTCGTGCAGTTGGTCCAAGCTCGGGACTGGCCGGTTGAATCTCAGGGACTGGGTTGGGGCGTACAGCACCGGGTCTCCTCAGGGGTGCCGGTTTGGCTTTGGGTTTAGCCTTGTTAGCGGCCAATATAGCAGCCGCTTTCTTAATCATATTGTTCATAGCCTTCTTCCTACTCGCAGCTGAAAGCTTACCGTAGTTACGTGGTGGAAGTACCCGGGTCTCCTTGGGTGTCTTAACCTTGACGGGAGTCTTAGGCTTAGGCTTGGGGGGAGCGATCATTTTGAGAGCCTCCTTGAGAGTCTTTGGTCTATTCGGTGATTTCTCACCAGTTAAGAATGGGTGTGTCAAAATAGTCTTGAATGTGGGAAGGTTTGCTCGGAGGGCGACGTGGTAATCTGAGAGTAGATATCCCTGGCTGGTGAATTTTCCGTTAAACTCGAGGAACTCTTTGTTTGGTATGAGCTCTTCGATGAAATTTTTAATAGCTCGCTCCTTAGCATTTTCTGGCTGTCTCACCTTAACATAAATGGTATACAAGAACCTATGAATATCATAGTAAATCGTACCTGGACCTATTCCATGTCCGTATATACCCGCACCCTCATATCCACCATCAGCCGTTTCTGGGTTTGGCATACGCCTGGACCAATAGGATAAACCAAAATCGATGATATGCGCTTCTACACCAGCGTTCGTACGCTTATACTTTTTGATATCAGGTGAACCGAGACGACTCCTAAAAGATCCGCCAGGGTCGTTCCGAATTACTTTACGACCGAGGTCAACTTTCCATGTGTATGGGGTGGTGGAAACATTTGGATTAACCATCACATTACCTCCATGTAAATCGCGGTGACGGAAGTCTGGAAATTTTTGGTTAATTCGGTAGAGATTATCAAAAACCTGTGTGATGACAGACTTTATCGCATCAAGAGATGGGTTGGTTTTCCACCACGAATTAAACGACATACCATCAAGAAGTTCCATGTAAAGAATATCCTTGGGTTTGGTACGTTTTGGGAACGCACCTAGATCGACCAACGTACCATTCTTTTTACGCACTTTTTTAGGTGTTTTATCTTGGATGGGACACTTCTTAAAGAGATACATCTCGGGAACCGCAAACTCCTTCAATTTTTCGGCAACCTTGAACTCAAACTCGAAGGCACCATCAGTACTTTCCGATGTATCTATCTCTTTGTAGGCAACATACCGCCTTCCGTTATCATTAATGCTTCCACGGTACATTTTACCAAATGCACCTTCACTTATAGGCCTACCCTTACCAGTTCGAAGGGTTGGTGAATTGTAACTGGGAACCTTCAAGAAGTGTTCTGGGATACAAGCTTTCTCACCTTTGAGTAATTTTTTCAAGTTACTCTCGATAGACATACTTACTTATTGGTAAGAAGTTATTTTCAACTTACCAAGAAGGATTTTTTAAAATATTTTTATTTTTTTTCAGAATCAATTAGATTTTATAATTTTTTTAATTGTTTTCAAAAACTGAACTAAATATTTTTTTACTGATCATCAACTTCCTCAATCTCATCCTCATCCTCAACATCAACCTGAAGGTCATCATCGGGTAGGTTCACACCCTGAAAGGCAAATGACGGGAGCTTAGCAGACTGCTCGAAGAGAGCCTGTTGGAGACGGATNGTGACACCNAACTTGTTGTCGATAAACCAAATCTGGTTGAGATCAACAATAGCCATAGCCTTATTACCCTTCTCGATGCTATCGAGGGGTACAGCTTGCTTCTGCATAGAGTAAGACTCGGGTACAAATGTCCCATCAGGCTTGGTGAGAATCTTGAGCTTGATAGTCGATGGGTACTGCTCCTTACCGGGGCGAACCATAGGCTTGTAGAGAGCCTGCTTGAGAACCTCAACGTTGAACTCCTTGCCGAGCCACTCTTGCGAATTAGCAGCGACTGTGTTTACGATGATATCATCAAGCTCCTTGAGCTTCTCGTGAAGAGCCATGGCCTCCTCATTGTCGGGGTCGAAAGACAGGTCGAGAGAGTAGGATGTACGACCAGTGCTCTCATCAGTGAACGCACTCATGCCGTAAGGAGATCGCATGAAGGGAAACTGGAGGTAGAGCTTTTTGTTGTCGCCGGCGTTCAAATAGACGGCCTTGCCGCCATTCTTGTTCTTGCGAAGTTTTGAGAACTGCACATTGGCAGGAGAGAATTCAGAAGATTGCTGGATAGTGAGCGACATTGTTGGTAGTGGGTTATATATATCTTAGGTGGCTTGGCTTTAATTAAGTTTTTTTTGTTGACATATATCAAAAGTAATTATGGGTCTTTTTAAAGATTGTGGATGTGGATGTAATGGCCGAAAGCAGGCGGAGAAGTTAATCATCTCTATCATTTCTGGTCTCGTATTTTTCATTGTTGCGAACCCTGAGACGTTCCGTCTTGTCAGGCGGGTCCTCGGTTCATGGATTGCGACCCCTACCGGTTGCCCCTCGACTCTAGGTCTCCTTGTACACACTCTCGTATTCATCCTCGTTGTTTGGGGTATGATGAACATCAAGAAGGAGGGTGGTGGATGTGGTGGTAAAAAGAAGAAAGGTGGGTGTGGATGTGGTGATGGTGCCAAGAAGGGAACCAAGGTTGTTGTCGAACCCCCAGTTCCTATGGAGGAAGCCCCCGACCCAAGACCCGAATTTGCCGAGCCCGCTATTGAGGTTGTCGACAGTGGTCGTATCCTCGAACCCGCGCCTATCGATTCTGAAGGCACCCTTTTCAAGTAATTTAATTCATGCATTTTCCAGTCAATTTGGATAAATTGATAGTAAAATGTTTAACAGTACTTATTGTATACGCGCTTGAAGATTTTCTGGAACTTTACAGTTTTGTAAGGATTCACCTTGAGTCTGAGGCATACCATCGTTTTGCAGTTTACTGTTAATCCAATCAGTCTTAGCAACATCACAAAAGGCGACGGGTTCAATACGCGCTTGAAGATTAGTTGGAACTTTACATTTTTGTAAGGATTCACCTTGAGTCTGGGGCATACCGTCGTTTTGCATCTTGTTGTTAATCCAGTCTGTCTTAGCAACGTCACAATCTTCAACATCGTCAGTTCCTGTGTCAGGGTCAGGGGTTTCCTCACCACCACTCATCATGAAGGCCGAAAGGGCAGAAGAACATACAGCCATGAGACCTACACCAGCTAACATTTGTGTAGACATTGTTTTATATTATACATATACTTTTTTAAGAGTTGATTATCAATAATAAATTTCTACCGCACACAACCATTCATGGCTC